AATGCACAATCAAATAGGTGTTGTTTCACAAGAATTAGAAGCATCAGGAATGAGTGGTTTAGTTTTAGAAAGTGACTCAACAGCACAAGATGTTAAATTACATTCAGACTTTGGAAGTATTGATGAGGAAGGTGTATTTACTCAAGGACAAAAAGTAAAAGCAGTTAAATATTCTGTACTATATATGAAAGCGATCAAGGCCTTACAAGAAAGTATGGAACGTATAGAAACTTTAGAAGAAAAAGTTAACGCATTGGAGAATTAATATGCCATTGTTGCCAGTCACCCCTCCCGCTGGTGTTGCAACTAACGGAACTGATTACAGTAACAAAGGTCGCTGGGTTGACAGCGATTTAGTTCGTTTTCAAAATGGTTATTTACGACCTATTGGTGGTTGGGAAAAAATAAGAGATACAGCTTTAACAGGTACACCTACAGGAATGTTTGCGTACATTACTAATTCTAATAAAAAAGTTTTAGCAGTAGGAACAAGACAAAAGATTTTTGTTAACCATGACGGAACTTGGTATGACATAACTCCTTCTGGTTTTGTTTCCGATCAATCACAAGACCCACTTGGCTATGGTGCATATCACTATGATGTAGAAGATTACGGTGATGCCAGGTCACAGTCTGGATTATTCTTTGATTCTAAATCATGGTCCTTTGATAACTTCGGTGAAGACTTACTTTTCTGCTGTGCAAGTGATGGCAAGATTTATAAATGGTCGCCATCTTCACCTTCCGCAATAGGAGTGCAACTAACAAATTCTCCTATTAACTGTTCTAGTATTTTAGTAACCAATGAACGTCATGTCGTGGCTCTAGGAGCAGGGGGAGACCCAAGAAAGGTACAATGGTCATCCAGAGAATCAAGCACTACATGGACAGCCGCAGCAACGAACACTGCTGGTGATTTACAAATACCAACAGGCGGTACAGCATTAAGTGCTATTAAATGGCAAACAGATGTCATCATCTTTACCGATACAGGTATTGCAAGAATGTATTACACAGGCTCCCCTTTTATATACGGCATACAAGATGCTGGTACTAACTGTAAAGCTGTAAGTCCAAGAACAACTGTTACTGCTGGTAACTTCTTAGCATGGATGGGTGAAAATTCTTTCTTTGTATTTGATGGTTCGGTTAAAGAAATTAAGTGTGATGTAAGTGATACCGTTTTTGATAATCTTACCTATCAATATAGACGTATTTCTTGCGGTGGTCATAACTCTAACTTTAATGAGATATGGTGGTTTTTCCCAACAGGAGACGCACAGCAAACACCAAACAAATATGTGATATGGAATTATGTTGATAATGTTTGGTCAATAGGTCAAATGGATAGAGGATGTTGGATAGATCAAGGTGTCTTCGATTATCCGATTGCATGTGATTCACTTGGTAATGTTTATCAGCACGATAGCACAACATTAAACAATTCAGAAAATTTAGGTGATGCAGTACCCTACGCACAATCAGGACCTATCGAAATAGGTAACGGTGACAGCTATGTGCAATGTAATCAAATACTACCCGATGAAGAAGCAAATACATTACCTGGTGTAACTATAAGTTTTACAGGAAGGTTTACACCACTCGGAGCAGAAACAAACTTTGGTAACTTTACTTTTAATAGTGATGGATACACCGATGCAAGATTTACAGCCAGACAAGTTCGTATGAAAGTTACTGGCACAACCAATCAACAATTTCAGGTTGGTAATATACGATTAGATTTAAGAAACAGAGGTCGTAGATAGTGGCAAGAAAAACACTTACAAGACCAGGTGAAAGCTTTGATACAAATTACTTAAATTATTTAATATCAGAAGTAGAATATCAAACAGGTATTACTTTTAACAAAGGTGAAAGAATACAAATAAATGGTGGCGATGCTACCGAGTTAGTATTGGTGAGTCCAAATGGAACAAAATATAAGGTTAGTGTCGCAGACAACGGAACACTCTCCACCTCCACAACAGTCTAAAGAAGACTGGGAAGTAGAGTTTGAAAGGTTAGAGCATCATATTATTCGTGCATTAAAGCACCAAGATAGGTATAATCTAAGTGATATTAAAGAAAAAATAGGCCAAGGAATGTTTCATATATGGCCTAGTAAGGATGCTTTTTACATATCTAGCTTTGGTGAGTTTCCTAAATACAGAGTTTTAAATTTATTTTTGTGTGGTGGAGACTACAAAGAACTAGAAGATATGTTTCCAAGCATCGAAGAATTTGCAAAAAATTGTGAATGTAAATATCTTTATGGCGGTGGTCGTAAAGGTTGGATAAGAAAACTTAAACATCTTGGTTTTGAACAAGAATATATAGTCAAGAAGGAATTATAATTATGGGAATGGAAACAATCATACCAGCAGCAGTAGGCTTATACAGCGCCTCAAAAAGTGGCGGTGATACAACTGTAACAAATACTGATCCAGCGACACAGGCTCGTTACGATGATTTATATAATAGAGCTAAAGGTGTAGCTAACCAACCTTTTGTTCCTTACACTGGCCCTAGGGTAGCTGGATTTAATCCAGACCAATTACAAGGATTTGATGCAACAAGAGGGCTGTTTAATCAATCTATGGGTTTCAATCCAAGAGATAGAATTAATACTTTAGCAAATCAATCAGCACCAAGTTTATTAGATGCAAATATAGGCGCATACCAAAATCCTTTTCAACAACAAGTCATTGATAACTCACTTGGTGATTTAAACCGAGCAAGACAAATGCAAATACAAAGTGACCAAGATGCAGCAATCGGCAGAGGTGCATTTGGTGGTTCACGTTCAGCATTATTAGAAGCAGAAACAAATAGAAACTTTGCAGATAGAGCTGGTAATCTTGCATCTAGCTTACGTTCACAAGGCTTTGATAGAGCTACAAGTTTAGCTGGACAAGATATGAGCAGAGATATGCAAAACAGACAATTCCAATCTGGTTTATTAGGTGGACAAATAAGCGACCAGTACAGAAACTTAGGTTTACTTGGTAGCCAAGGAAGATCAGCACAAGCTCTACAACAAGCTGGAATGGATGCTGGTTACAACGAGTTTACGAGAGCATTAAATTATGGCCCACAACAACTTGGTTTATTATCAAGTTCAGTCTTTGGAATGAATCCTGGTGCAGGTCAAACAACTACTAACAAGCAAGGTATAGGTGGTAGAATTGGTGATGCAGTAAGCATCTATGACCAGTTCCGAGGCTTCTTTCCACCATCAGGAACTTAAATAATGGCAATAAGAGATTTTAATAACCCAATGGGATTACTACAACAAGCAGGATTAGGAATAAACAACAATCCTACAGGCTCACTTGGCTTAAATATAAGTCCCACTTTTGATGCTAGGGCAAAACAAGCTGAAGAAGATGAGGCAAAAAGAAAAAGAGCTGAACAATCTTTAAAGCTACAAAACTTTGCCGATACACTTCGTATGGTTAATGCTAACAAGTCTGGTAATACTCAAGGTGTAGCTTTGTATTCAAATAGACTGGCTAATAGAAGAGCTGAAGAACAAGCTAGGTTAGATGAAGCTAAAAGAAAAGCAGGCATAGAGGCCTACTTAAATACACCAGAAGGTTCTAAGTACAGACAAGCATACGAATTAAAAGACAAACTTGGTATTGATGTTTCCAAATCAGGAAATGATGCGACAAGTTTAATGCAAAATGCAGCCGCATTAGCAGAAAAAAGAAAAAGATACGCTAATATGAGTGATGAAGAGAAACTGTCTAAAGATGGCATACTACTATTACAAGAAATTAACGACTTTGCTGGTTTGGGTGGAGCTTTAAAATATGATGCAGAGACTGAATTTAATAAAAATAGAGCAGGTGAAGCTGGTAAACAGGGAAGAGATTTTAGCGATGGTCCTTTAACAACGGGTCAAATAGCAACAGACAAAGGTTTTGCAACTTTCTATAAAGATTATACTTCAAAAGGAAGGGGTGCTAAAAACGTAGCAAACGTTGAAAGATTAGATGATGCAAAAACGATTATGAAATACGCTGCACAAAATGGAATTCCAATATCAAGCGTTCCTTTTAGCTTGGTTGCACAAAGACCATCTCTCTCAGCTTTATTTAGTCCTGAAGGTGTGATGGCACAAGAAAGGGTAGCTAGTGTTATTCAGCAATCATTAAAAGAAATATTGGGTGGTCAGTTTGCAGAGAGAGAGGGTATTGCTCTTATACAAAGAGGATATAACCCAGCTCTTAGTCCAGAAGAAAACTTAGAAAGATTATTAGACTTAGAAGCACAAGTTTTGCAAATTGTTGAAAGTGAACAAGATGCTGTTGAGTATTATGAAAATAATAAAAAATCTTTAGCTGGTTACAAAGGCAAAAGATATACCTCAGACGACTTTGTTAGGGATTTAAGAAAAGATTACACAATGGATGTCATAGATTTGTCTGACCAAGATATAGAAGATGCTTATATGTCTGCTGGTGAAGGTTCTATTTGGATGGAAACATTAACAAAAGAAATCAATAGAAGAGCAGATAAAAAAAGAAAATGAAAACATTAGAAGAGCTAAAAAAACAAAGAGCTGAACAACAAACGACTGGTGAAATAGCATTAGAGACAATTAGCAATATTCCCTCTAGTGGCGCACAGTTTGTATCAGACACTATCACTCCTTTATTAAGTCCAATAGATACTGCTAAAAATTTATTTGAATTAGGAAAGGGTATATATAATTTGTATACACCAGGCGAACAGCCAAGCGAAGAAGTTGCAAGAGCTGTTGGTAAATTTTATTATGATAGATATGGTGGCAAGGATTTTACAGAAGTTAAATCAAAAGTATTAGAAACATTAAAAACTGATCCTGTTGGATTTTTGTCAGATTTAGCAATACCTTTAAGTGTAGCTAGAGCGCCTTTAAGCAGCAGTAGTGTAGTAAGTAAAGCAACAAAATCTATAGACCCAACAAACATACTTCTTAAAACAGCAGCAAATACTCCAAAAGGTTTATCCGTTTTAGGCGATGCTACCATTGGAACAATGTTAAAAAAACAAGGCGGTATTGGAGATGGAGTTTTAACTGATATATTTAAAGGTGCGCAAAAAGGCGGAGATACTTTAGCTCTAATGAGAGCGCAAATGAACTCAAATAAAAGTTTAGAGACAGCACTAAAACCAGTTGAATCATATATGGAAGCACTGGAAAAAGTAGCAAAAAAAAGAAAAGATAAATATTTTGAAGGGAAAGCAAATCTAGGACTAGATAAAATTAAAGTTAATCCTGCTGTAGTAAAGAGAGCATTTAATAAAACACAATTAAGATTTTCAAAAATTACACAACAAGGAAAGGTATCAACTCCAAAGGTTAAAGCAAAAGAAGCACAATTACAAAAACTTGTTAATGAGTGGATAAACAACCCAGACTTACATACTCTTGATGGATTAGATAATTTAAAAAAATCAATAGGTGATTTTATGCCAGATTCAGTTGATACGAGCAGGTCTGGTGCTTTTGTTTCTGATTTTAGGGGTAATGTAAGAAACGCTATTGTTGATGAGTTTCCAGATTATGCACCTGTAATGAAGGCTTATGAAGAGTCAATGGTTTTTGAAAAACAAGTTAAAAAAGCACTGGGCTCAGGAAAAATAAAAGATATAGAATCAATAGCAAGAAAATTACAATCAACAACAAGAAACAATGCAAGTACAAGTTTTGGTATCAAAGGAAATCTTTTAGACGAAATATCTAAAGTTGGAGAACAACCAAATTTAAGATATGAATTAGCTGCTGGTTCTGTTGATAATGTTGTGCCAAGAGGACTTGGTGGTATTTCTTCAGGAGCTATTGGCGCTAGTGGAGTGGGATTTGGTCTTGTTACAGGAAATATACCATTAGCAGTTTTAGCCGCTGGTCAATCTGTAGCATCTTCTCCAAGATTGTTAGGTGAAGTTGCTTTAAGATCAGGTCAGGTTAAAGGTGCATTAAATCCAGCATTAAATCAAATTTCTAACTTGAATGATATTTTGTCTCCTGCTTACAATCCTGGATTACAAACTACAAGAATACTTGAGGCCTCTGGTATTCAAAAAGCAGCTGAAGATGCAAGAAGAAGAGAGTTTCTTAAAAAGCTAAAAAACTAACATGACATACCATGCCACGAGATACGGAGCGAATAGGTAGGAGTGGAGAATACTTAACCTGCTCAGTACTGGCGAGAGAATCAGACACCGTCACAATAATGCCTCATACATCTCATGCCGATGTAATCTTTGAATGGAAACACAAACTCTATAGATGCCAAGTTAAAAC